CGATGCCCACTGCTGGCGTGACGTTCTGCATGGCCCACACGCCAGTGTGCGGAACCGAGGTCGAGCTCCCCAGCATGGCGCTAGTGTTCACGCCACTGCGCCCATCCAGGCCCCCCGCCAGGGTATAGGTGCCTGGGCTCGGCGCTCCGACAGCTGCGTTGATGGTCGACAGGCGCATCCAAGACGACGGCCCTCGGAAGTTGGTCTGTCCCTGCGCCAGCGCCGCCTGGAGGTTGCGCCAGAAGTTGGCAGTCGGGATATTCGGGAATACCTCCGCCGTCCCGGAGAAGCCAGAGACCACCACATTCACTGCTGCCGCGACCGCCGTGCTGGTGGTAATGGCCAGCCTGACGCCATTGCCCAACGTCCCGGTGTAGAGGGCCGCGAGCGTCCCGCCAGCAGTCGAGGCCGAGCCGGTGGCGATAACCATCGTCACTGCTGCGGTCCCGGTCTTAGTCCACACGATGGCGGGAGACAGGCCTGTCGGGGAGTAGATCGTGGCGACTGCGCCCAGCGCACTGGCGTAGACCGCCGCGCCGGCCAGAGTCGAGTTATTGTTCACCGCAGCCGCGAGGGCGGCAGCCACAGTAGCGAATGTATCCGTGGCCTTGATGGTGTAGTAGACGGTGATCGGCGAGCCAGCCAGGGCCGAGGAGGTGGCGGTCAGCTGAGCGACGTCGCCGGCGCTGAGGGTGCCCGAGATGGTGACAGTAGCCGGCAGAGCCGTCGCTGCGCCGGTGAGGGAGGTGGAGGCTGCCACGTCGGTGCCGTCCGTCACCCGCACCGCCCAGCCCTCGAGGGTGGCGTTGCTGGTAGCCTGCCCGAAGGCCAGGTAGAGGTCCGAGGCCAGGTCGAACGGATCCAGTAGCGAGACGGAAGAGATCGGACCAAACGCCAGCTGCGCCTCCTGCCCGGAGCCCATGTGAACCGGCAGGTTCACCGGCCCCCAGGACGCAGTTCCGACCACGCCGATGACGTCGGTCGGGACCCCGCGAATGAACGACGGCGGCTGCTGTATGACGACATACAGGTCCGGATCGGTCAGACCAGTCAGGTTGATCGAGCCAGAGGTGATGATCTGCGGCATTCCAGCAGTCCTCAGTATGAGAGATTGTACGACAGTATGGGAGCCAGCACTGCGTAGAGTTTATCCTGGACCGTCACCGGGTAGTCAGCCGACAGAATGAAGTCTCGACGATAGGTGTCCGACAGAGTCGGGTCGTCCAGCAGGAAGTCGTTCACGGTCATTATCCGAGCCGAGGAACCGTCAGCCAGCGGCAGCCCAGACGAGAACTGGCCCTGGTCCCCACGGAATACCTCCATCTGCGCGATCATCGCCTCTATCGGGTCGCCCACGACATCTCTGATCTCGGTCGACGCCGCCCAGACCGTCACCTGCACCTGACGGAGCCTCCTCCCGATCTCCGTGGTGAGCGTCCCACCGTTCCCGGTGTAGCTCTCCACAGTGATCACCTGCTGGAGGAGGTTGGTCACGCTGACGACTGGACCGGCGACCGACACCGAGATCCACTGAGCGATGCCCGATCCATTGGGGTCGGTGGCGACCTGCCCGGCGAGACCAGCAGCCACCTGCGCGGCGCTGTCGGTCGGCTGGGCAAGATACACGACTGCCCGCCCTGGCGTGTCCACAACGGTGCCGTCGGCCGGACTGACCGCCAGCGAGAAGCGGGTGAACGCCAGCAGAGAGATAGCGTCCCCCGGCGTGACCGTCCCGCCCACCGTCACAGTGGCAGTGGCGCCAGGTGGCAGCAGCTGCTGCGATGGCGCGGAGACGATGGTGGCCGGCACTATGGTCAGTGCGATCGCGCTCGGGGCCCACCGAGTGCTGTCATGGGCGTACTTGTGGTCGAAGATCGACACTAGCGCAGTCGGTGGCTTCAGCTTGACGTTGTTCATAAGTGTGTTCATCGGCGGCCAGTCCAGGCCGGTCTCGACGATTATCCCAGCGTCGAATACGCTCAGCCCGGTGCATGCGATGTCCACCTGGCCCTGTACAGCGGCGAGCAACTGGTGCAGGGTGGCCATCAGTCCTCCGCAATGCGGCGCTCGACGCCCAGCTGCATGCCGGCCACACCGGTCAGCTGGTAGTATGGGTTAGTCACGAGATATCGCTGTCCCTGCTCCTGCACCAGCCTGTCGCCCTCGTTGGGCGTGTAGCCCGGCAGGTTCGGCAGGTAGATGAAGTACCGAGCGATCTGCATGTCCCCAGGCGTGCTCGCCGGAGGAAACAGGTGTCCCCTGGGCGGCCGATCCGTGGAGGCGATCCCTGCTGGGACGTAGGAGGCGTCCACGCCAGAGTAGGGATCGGCGAACGAGTAGGTGCCGGCTACCAGCACGAGCGGCTGGGCCGCGTAGGTGGTGCTCCGCCAGGTGCGAGAACCGTCGGTCAGAGAAGAGTCCGGCGTCCCGAGGGGCCGGTAGATCCGGAGCCGAACATCCAGTCGAGCACCCACAGGCTCGTCCACTGGCGCGTGCCAGGCGAGAGCGAACCCGCTGTATCGGCCTGCGGTGTCGTACGGAACGCTCGTCGCCCCTGCGCCGTATGACTTGCCGCGAGTGAACGCGGGGTCGGTGAGCTGGAAGACGTCCCCGACGAGGAACTTCTCCATGTTACCGATGACGTCGAACCAGACAGTTCCCGAGGCAAGGAGCGCGCTCTGGATCTTCGCATCAGTAGTGCGACGCACGAATACAGGGACGCTGACGCCGACATTGTCCCAGCCGGCGGGATAGTCCCCTGTGGCATTGGCGTCGATCCTGTACGCTGAGTAGGGAGGCCCGAGGTGTCGGGCCGCGATCCCCAGACCCTTGTCAATCTTGTGCTGAATGCGAGCGTAGTTGACCATCAGGCGAACCGCATGGCCCCATGTCTGGACGGCTCGTTGCTCCGTCGACGGTAGGGGTTGACCGGAACACCGAGGAAGTCACTCATCATGCCCACCCAGCTCTCGTAGAGGGACATGCGCAGCCCTAGCTCGTTCGACCGCGCCCGCCAGACGTCAGCCTGGGCCGTGTCGAGATTGTCGGATGCGGTACCATACGCGCTCTCCAGGCCGTTCAGGATGGGCACGTACCCGAATATAGTAGTGACCCCGCCGTCCAGCGACGTCGATGGCGGCACGAATACACCCTGGGACGTCACCTGCGGCACCAGGACACCAGTCCCGGACGCGGAGATCGTGAACGTCGTCGGGCACTCGAACCCCACCTCGGGGATCGGGATCGACTGCTGAGCGAACGGCCCAGTTCCGTATGGCGTGTACGATACGAAGCCAGCGGCCCGCAGCGTGCTGCTCTGGGCGACGCCCTGGGCGATCCCCTGACAGAACGTCAGACGACCATCTATGCCCGCAGGAGCATACGGAGGAGAGGTCACTGTCTGCGGGGACGCCAGCCCCCCGCCAGAGAAGACCACACTCACAGTGTCCCCGGGACTAGGCTGACTTCCCACAATGGACACGCCGCCGACTGCCGTGCCGAGGAGAATGGCCTCCTCCGACGGCTGGAGGTTGTTCATCCGCCACTCCATCCGCCCATATGCGGTGAAGAAGCGATACCCAGCTGCCGCCGTGCCGAGGGAGCCACCGCCCGGTGACTGCTGGAACAGGCCGATCACGTCGTACTTGAGGTGACGGCGCACCTGGGCCTTCTGGGCATCCGTCAGCGGCACAGTAGCCTCCTAGCGATGGCCCGGCATAATCTGCTGGGCTCGACGAAGCAGCTCCCTCGCCCCCTGCTGAGCGGACAGAGAGAACGACCGCCCGCAGTGCGGGCAGGTCCCGAGGTCCTCGTCGTCGCGGATTAGCGCGATCGGGGAGGAGGCAGCCAGGAGAGCCTCGACGCGAGCCTGGTCCTCGATCACCTGACCAGCGAGATACTGGATCGTCACCCCGTTGTGGACGGCGCGAAAGTCCCGGTTGACGATGTAGCGCTCGGGTACGAAGAGTTCCGGCTGCTCCGTCACAGGATGGGTGCCCGCGCAGTGATGAGCGCCGCGAGGAGCCCAGAGTCCACGTTCTGTGGCTTCCCGTAGTTGAAGTTCATGTTCACCCCGTTGTACGAGAACGAGAAGCCCTCCGTCGGGACGATCGGCCCAGCCCCGCTGGCCATCACGCCGGCGTTGCCGAAGGTGAACGTCTCGCCAGCCGTGCCGGTGACCTGAGCCGTGACCGTGGTCGAGTTGCCGATGGGGCCGCTCTGCCGCAGGATCACGCGCGCAGCGTTGGACGTGCCGGCCTTGGTCGCGTAGATGCCGAGCGCCTGGAGGTTCGGGTCGAGGTTCACCAGCGACTCGAGCGCGTCGGCGATCGTGGTCGTCGTGTCGGCTGTCACGATCGTGTAGGCCGCGGTCTTGTAGGCACCAGCAGCCTGGGCGCCGATCGCCGGAATGATCGCATTCGTGAAGGTCAGGGCGACCGTGTCCAGGTTCGTGATTCCGCCGGTAACCGTGCACGTGACGGTCGCGTCCGTCCGAGCGTAGGTCGAGAGATACTTCGCTGGGGAGAGAACGTCTAGCGTCCCGCCTGCCCCGCTGGACGACGGGAAGTCCATGCTGGGGATGAGCTGCGGATTCTGGGCATCGAGGGAGCGCGGATATGGCGCCAGGTAGCCGCGCAGCGGAATACCGATGGGCATGGTCTATCGTCCCCTCTTCTTGTTCCGCACGTCGCCCTTGGGCGTCATCTTCTGCCCCATGGCCTCGCGGCGCAGAACGCGGTCGTGGTGCTGGGTGGCGCCCGGACCGGCGAACCACTCCTGGTTCTTCATGCCGGCCCAGGCGTCGCTCATGGTGGAGCGATTCACCCGCACTGTCTGCGTGAACGCGCCGACCTTCTTGATCGGCCCGGCCATCAGCCGCCTGCCTTGGAGCCGAGCGGCCCAGCGAAGCTCTCGGCCGAGTTGTCGCAGCGCGTGCCGGGAGGCTGCTTGCCTGCGAGGCGAGTCCCCGGCCAGACGCCGGCGGACATGCCCTGCTTGATCCGCCCCGTCTCCTTGGGGCCGGGTCCACTCGTGGAGATGCTCTGACCGCGGATGCTGTCGGATATGCTCCGGCTCGGTGACTTCATGTGTACGCTCCTACTTCTTCCCGCCAGGCTTGCCCTTGGTGGGCTTCGGCGGGATGGGCCTGGGCTTCTTGATCGGTCGCGGGGTGCCACCAATCTTGGGCATGGATACCTCCTACTAGCCGCTGTGCTCCACCACCACCGCCCGCTTGAACAGGGCGGAATTGGCGGTCGGGATGATGCTACTGGTCGCAGTGGCATCGGTCGGTACGGCAAAGTCGCCAATCCAGTCCCACGTGAGGGACAGCTGGCGCTGCATGCGATCGAGCGGCGGACGGAAGATGTGCGCCACGCCGCCGATCAGTACGACCTCAGCGATGGCTCCCACCATCTGCTGCTGCAGCCAGTACTCCAGGCCCTCGAAGTCTCCCTCGATGATCGCCTCGGAGCCTATCACGATGGGCCGGCGGACCGGAGTGTTCACAGCCGCCGCGCCAGTGCCAGCACCCACCTGGGTGTAGGCAGTGCCGTTGAACTGCGTCAGCGCCGGCTGAATGAACGTCTCCGTGGTCGGTATGAAGGTCAGGCCGAGCAGAGAGAAGATCTGGCCCTGCTGGTACTCCTGCGACTGGTAGCGACCCGCGTACAGCACGATGAACTGCTGATCGGACCACAGCTGTCGCATGCTGGAGTCGTCCAGGATGCAGTGGTACGTCCCGTCGTCCATGGGTGGTACGGCGTTCAGGCGAAGCTGCGTCACTGCGTCCAGCAGCAGGCCCAGGGTAAGAGTGTCCGACGCGGCCATCTGCGGAGTGGTAATGTGGCCGTAGGGCCGAATGATCTTTGGGGCCAGGGAGCTCACCAGAGCATCGCCATTGACCGGGGTGGTGGCGGTGACGAAGGTGATGGTCCCAGACGCGCCGTTCGGCATCTGCGAGTGATTGGTGGCATCCACGGTGAAGCCAGTCACCGAGAGTACCTGCGTGACCCCCGACAGGACTGTGGTCTCCTGGACCGACAGCGGATTGCCGCCTGAGATAGGAGTGACCACGCCGTTCACCAGGACGGTCTGGAACCCAGTCACGTCGTCCACGTGGCACGTGGTCGTCGACGAGGCGCCGAGGTCAGTACGGACGTACGAGCTTCCGCCCAGGTATGCGCTGAACAGGCGCGCTCGTGCGATGCGCTCCAGCGACTGCGCTGCCTGGACGCCGTTGTTGCGGGCCACGCGCACGATATTGGAGGCGATGACAGCCTGGTTAGCCATCAGATCCACGTCTGCGGTGTCGCCGTAGTCCCGCATCGTAAAGGTATACTGCTCGATCGTGCCGTCCGTCGCGGTCAGGCCGTTGTCGAGGTTCGAGAAGGTCACGATGCCCAGTGGGGCCGTGACCGGAGCCTTGCGGCTGGTGCGGGTCCGGGTGATCGTCTCGCCGATGTTGTTCGGGACGGTCTCCCTGAGGCACACTCGCCGATACGCGAGGTTCGAGTCGAGGCCCTCCTCGAACTCCCGCTCCAGGATGCCGGTCTGCAGCATCGCGTTGAGCGCGGTAGACAGATTGGTGAAGTTGTTGGCCATTGCGGGTCCTGCCACTGTTGCGCGTTGCGAGCCAGACGGCTCTCCCGGTGCGCCGGGTGCGAAGGACCTGCCTCAGAGGCGACCGTCTCGAGGGTCGCTCACTCGCCCGCTCCTCGCGGGATCAGGGACCTGCCCTGCTACGCGCGCACTCCTGCACGGCGGAAGTCTGCCAGCGTCCGGGCCTTGAAGTCAGCGTACTGCTTCTTGTCCATCTTCCGAACGTCTACATTCGGCGGGTCGTTCCCGGGAGATGGCTCCCCACCTGCGCCGGTCTGCTCCTTCTTCGGAGGGCCGCCACCGCCTCCGCTGCGCTCCTTGCCGTTAGAGCCACCGCCAGACTCGGCGGGCTTCTTGAAGTAGTCGGGCTTCCACTTCTTGTAGGCTGCGACGAGCTCGGGGATCCCCGTGACGTTGAAGTCATCGTCCACCTTCACCTCGGGAGCGTCCGGTATCTTCGAGTGCAGCGCGACCAGATCAGCGTCCTGCAGACCCGCCGCGATCAGCGCCGACTCTATAGTAGTGTCGCGGGTACGCGCGAGAGCTCTCGTGAGCTTCGCCTGCAGCGGAGCCACAGCCTTCGTCCTAGCCTCCTCCAGCGCCGCCCTGGCGGCCTCGGCCGCATCGAGCGCCTGATCTCTCGCCGACTCGGCCGTGCGCAGAGCCACCCGCCAGGACGCCGCCTCGGCCCGCAGCTCCGCCACGTTCTGGGCGTGCCGCTCGGAGGCGGACTCGCGCGGCGGAGGATCGTCTCGTCTCTCCTCTCTCCGAGGGGGCGGATCATCCCGCCTCTCCTCTCTCCGAGGAGGAGGATTCTGCGGCGGCTCCTGCGTACCTGCGCTGGGTTCCTCAGGCGGCATCCTATGCTGTACCCTGTGCTATGGCGGTCACGTTGCCGCCGGTTAGAGTGGTGATTCGTATCTTCAGCCACCTGGCCGAGAAGGTGAACTGAGTCATCCCCAGAGCCGTGATGGCTGTGCCGAGTGCGCTGCCCCCGACTCCGGCGGCGATGGCGAATATCTCGGTCGCCGACCCCGTCACGCTGGAGGTCAGGAAGAGCACCGGGGCGACGCCCGGACTGGAAGTCGTCGCGGCGCCAGGCCCGAAGAACGGGGAGGGGCTCGGCCAGGTGACAGTGATGACACCTGCGAGATTCGTAGCCCGGAACCCCAGGGCCAGCAGCGACGCGTTCGCGTTGATCGAGGCCACGAGCGCCGTCGCGATGGCGGTCGGCGTGTCAGAGCCGAGCGACGTGTAGGTGATCGGAACCACCACGGTCGGCAGCGTGAATAGGAGCGTGGAGACGTCGTTAAGCGTGCCGGAGCCGGTGACCGTCACCACGAAGCTGTTGAGCGGCGAGAGGGCGTTGGTGCCGTACAGCTGGCAGCTGAGCGTCGCGAACGTGCCGGAGACCTCCAGCGAGCCCTGCTTCACGAACAGCCACGGAACCCAGATCCCCTCGAACGGCACGGACGTGATAGTGTCCAGCAAGATCGCGTTCAGCGACGCAGGTCCATTGATGGCCTGGATGCCCTCGGCGCGGAGGATCGGGTCGTAGGGCGACGCCATCAGTCTACCTCCGTGTCCACCGAGAAGACGGCGTCTCCCTCCCCGACCAGCTCTCCGAGCTCGACCAGGAAGTGCACCCTGCCAGCCTGCGGCGCGTACTGCGCGAACATAGTCTTCATGGACTCCACCTGGCAGACCATGTCGCCCCTGGCGACCAGGTCGCCGTCGTCGACGCACAGGTCGGCCAGGACGCCCACTATCTGGGCTACAGCCATCACCCTCACACGAGACTCCGGTCCGGCTCGCGCCAGTTGACGGTCAAGTTCGGGGCGCTCTGCTCGTCCCTGGCGTGTATCTCGCAGACAAGCTCGTCTGCTGCCCCCGCAGATAGCCAGAAGGAGCCAGTGAAGGCGCTGGGCATCTCCCAGAGAGTGCCTCGAGCGTCACGTATTCGAATACGCGTCCAAGTCCCGCCCCCAACGATCTGTACACTGTACAGCTCGCAGGATCGACGCGAGAGACGATATGCGCCGGGGGCAGCCACTCTGGCGCACCGCATGAGTGATCGCGCGGAGGGACGAACACGGACATCGATTACCTCACTCACGGGGCCTCGGCGGCGGTAGCCAGACGATCGAGGCGATCGCGCAGTTGTTGTCGGTTCCGCCGTCGGCCCGCACGGTGAGACCGTACACGAAGCCGGCGTCGAGCATCCAGGAGCCCATCACGACTGGGTTGGCCCGGAACAACGGGCGACCGTTGTAGTCGCCCTCCTCCCCCGGCACCTGAGTCGGTCGCTCGCCGAACTCCCCGCGCTCATTAGGGAGGCCGTTGAACACGATCATGCTCCCGGACCCGATATGGGTGATGGCGATCGTTCGGAGGACACCCTCGCCCTCCTCGAGGACGAATATGCCCTTGCGATTCAGCAGCCAGCACTTCCCGCCGATCCTGGGCTGCGGGAGCGTCACACGAGTGACTGCACGCGAGCCGCGCCACGGAGACAGGAAACTGACGGGTATGACCTCTGCGAACTTCACGGGCTTACTCAGGTCGACCGCCGGCACCGACGCAGCTACTGGTCTCGCAGGCGTCTTGGCCACTCGCTACTCCATCAGATCCAGATCAGTGTTACCTGCGCGCGCCCCGCCACCCTCTGGTGGCTCGGGGTCCAGCATCGGATCGGTCTTCTCGCCCTGGGGCTCGTCGCTGTCGCTGACGCCCTTGCTCTCTGCGTCGGGGAGCAGATCGATGTCCATGTACATCTTGAGGAACTCGGACGCCTCCTCCACCTCGAGGAGCGCGCCCAGGACCTTGCCGCCGGTCGGCTTGACGCTCGGGCGTCCACCCTGCGCCGCAGGCCCAGTGGTGGTTGCCTGCTTGACAGTGTGCGAGGCACCAGAGACACCCTTGTGGGTGACCGTCTTCTCCTGCCTGACCTGCTGGCTGTCGGAGTCGTCTCCGCCACCCTCGCCCTTGTCGTCCTCGCCGCCACCCTCGCCGCCGCCGTCCATCTTGGCGGCGTCCTCGGCGGACAGCGGCTCCTGGATGGGCGTCGCGGCCATCACGAGCGCGGGGATCAGGTGGGCCAGGTCCTCGGGGGTGGGCTGGTAGAGCCTCGGCCAGTCCAGCTTCAGCCCCTTGGGGTCCGCGCCGTCGATCTTCAGAGCGCGGACGATCTTGCGGAAGAGCTCCAGCGCAGCGTCCCCGTAGGACGAGCGCAGGTCCATGACGAGATCGTGGGAGTCCTCGTCGAGGAACTCCATCGCTCGCCCGCTCATCACACCCTTGAGCTTCTCCGGGTCCTTCCTGGTGGCCCCGATCATCTCGAGTGCTATGTTGCGGAGCTTGTCGACCTGGTCCTGGGCAGCCTTGATTCCGGCCCCAGACATCTCCAGCAGGAACGCCTTGCCCTCGCCGAAGGCCACGCCGGTCTCGTCCTTGATCCCGGCCTTCAGATGGATGTACTGTGCCGGAGACCGCTCATCTAGCGGTGCGCCAGCGAATTCACCGACGATCGTGAGTTCCGGGGAGCAGTTGTAGCGAGTTCCGCGGGATGCCTGGCTCAGCAGGTAGTCGATCTCGATCTTTATGCCCTTGGCAGCCTCCCAGGTGCCCTTCCCGTCAATGGCGTCGTCCGAGCCCGGCAGGTTCCGAATCCAGACGCCAGGGACGAATCCGAGGCCGTGGGAGACCGACTTGTCTCCGCCGATCGGCCGATCCGAGAATTTCGGGTCGTCCCGCCGCTTCCAGCCAGTGACGGGATTCCAGTCGTCTATCTTCGGCGGGATCAGCGTCTGCTCGTCCTGCGTGCCGTACACGCGAATGAACCAGTACTGCTGGTCGGGGCGAATCGCCTCGCCCTCCACGTCCGCCAGGATGCCCTGAGCGATCAACTGCTGGCCCAGAACCTGGTAGTGGATCTTCAGGGACGTCAGATTGCAGAAGTCGTCGAACTGGGGCGTACAGAACTTCGCACGCCAGACCTTCAGGGCGACCTGCGGCTCCTCGTCGGACCTCTTCGAGACGAGAAACGTCATCGCAACCGACCCCACGGAGCCCAGGATCGTCGCGCAGGTCATCATCTGGTAGAACTTGGTCGTCTGGACGAGCTGGTCGATCGTCTCAGTGACCGACTTCTCGCTGTGGTGGATCCTGGGGACGTGCCGACCCGCCCAGAGCTTCCTGGCGGACCAGGCAGCGACCATGGACGGCAGATTGTACTGCGTGGACGGCCGACGCTCCATCATCGGGACCCTGGAGCCCGCAGGCGCCATCGTCTCGTTGTAGAAGTGATGCGTCAGGTGGTCGTAGAAGGTACCATCCAGCATCTTGTCGAGCTGGTCCAGCCGCCTCCAGCGGCTGGGCTTGTCGGGCGAGCCCGCCCAGTCGGGCGGATATTGC